TTAAAAGCATGCTCCTACCACGTACCACTAGATGAGGAAGAATAATGGATCAGTACCAACAGTTTATACACAAGAGCCGCTACGCACGATGGCTACCTGAGCAGAAGCGTAGAGAAACATGGGCAGAGACAGTGAACCGCTATGTAGCCTTCTGGGTTGACAGAGGTCAGCTAGACCAGAAGACCAGCAGCAAGATGTTTGATGCAATACATAACATGGAAGTCATGCCTAGCATGCGCTGTATGATGACAGCAGGGGATGCTCTGGCCAAGGACAACGTAGCTGGATTTAATTGTAGTTACTTAGCCATTGACTCACCACGTAGCTTTGACGAGCTGATGTACGTGTTGATGTGTGGCACAGGCGTAGGCTTCAGCGTAGAGCGTAACTTCATTACTAAGCTACCTGTTGTTGCAGAGACCTTCCACAAGACTGACAGTGTTATTGTTGTTAGCGACAGCAAGATAGGCTGGGCCTCTGCATTCCGTGAGCTGATAGCTATGCTGTATGCTGGTAAGATACCTGAGTGGGACATGAGCAGGGTAAGACTAGCAGGGGCTAGACTGAAGACCTTTGGTGGTAGAGCTTCAGGGCCAGAGCCTTTGATTGATTTGTTCAACTTCTGCGTAGAGATATTCCAGAAGGCAGCAGGACGTAAGCTGACAAGCATTGAGTGTCACGATGTAGTGTGTAAGATAGCTGACATTGTAGTGGTAGGTGGTGTGCGTAGATCAGCTCTAATCAGCCTCTCTAACCTGTCTGATCCACGTATGGCGAAGGCTAAGTCAGGTGACTGGTGGAGGCATGAAGGCCACCGTAGGCTTGCTAACAACAGCGTAGCGTACACTGAGAAGCCAGACTTTGAATCCTTCTTAGGCGAGATGCAGAACATGTACGAGAGTAAGGCGGGTGAGCGTGGAATCTTTAGCCGTATAGCAGCTCAGAAGATTGCAGCACGTAACGGTAGGCGTGACCCTGATCAGGACTTTGGTACTAACCCATGCTCAGAGATTATCCTACGTAGCAATCAGTTCTGTAACCTGTCAGAGATTGTTGTACGTCCTGACGACACACTGGCTAGTCTCAAGAGTAAGGCAGAGATGGCTGCTATCATTGGTACACTACAGGCTACCTTGACAGACTTCCGATACCTGCGTAACTGCTGGAAGAAGAACACGGAAGAGGAAGCACTACTGGGTGTCAGCATGACAGGCATTATGGATCATTACCTGTTGAGTAAGGGAGAGTCTAAGGACTTGGCTAAGTGGCTGGAGGAAGTACGAGATGTTGCTGTGGATACAAATAAGAAGTGGGCTGAGAAGCTTGGCATTAACCAGTCTGCGGCTATTACGTGCGTTAAGCCTAGCGGCACTGTATCTCAACTTGTTGATAGTGCTAGTGGCATCCATCCTCGCTTCTCTAAGCATTACATTCGCAGAGTCCGTAGCGATAAGAAAGACCCGCTTGCAATCTTTATGGAAGGAGCAGGGTTCCCAGTAGAGCAGGATGTTATGTCGCCTACATCAGCAGTGTTTAGCTTCCCTGTGAAGTCACCTGAGACATCCGTGACTGTCAAAGAAGTAGGAGCAATGCAGCAGCTAGAACTTTGGAAAGCCTACCAGAACCATTGGTGCGAACATAAACCAAGTATCACAGTGTATTATACAGACAGTGAGTTCTTGCAGATAGCACAGTGGATATGGGATAACTTTGATCTGTGTAGTGGGATTAGTTTGTTGCCGTATAGTGACCATGTATATCAACAAGCTCCGTATGAAGACATAGATGCTGACAAGTACAAGGAGTTAGTAGCAGCCATGCCAGTGGGTGTAGACTGGGAGGACTTAGGTAAGTTTGAGGAAGAAGATAACACGACAGGAAGTCAAGAGTTAGCATGTGTAGGTGGTGCATGTGAGATAGTTTAAGAAAGTCCTGATATGAGTAGTTAAAGTACTCAAATAAACTTTAATGTAAACTTAGGGGCCGCAATGGCCCCTTTTTTATTCTTCTGAATCAGCAGTGGCTGCTAGTAAGCCAGCGCCCGTTAAAGGATCAGCTCCACGTAACATGCCTCCGGCTGTAGGCCTAGCGGCTACGTAGTTTTGTAACACTTGTTCCATCTCAGGACGGTCTTCTCTTTTAACAGGTTTATTTTTACTACGAGGAACAACAGGTTTACCTGCTTTTTCTAAGGCTTGTTCTGCCCACCGTGTACCCATAAGGTCTAAGTGCATTGGGCCTGATATAGCCATAAGCTCACGAGGTAAAGCCTTCTCAAGAAGCTTACCAACAACAGGAAGTTTTTCTAAGAAGTCATGTTTGTCAGACATAAAGCCTATTGCTCTGCCGTTAGGCAACACCTTCATCAGTCCGTTGATACCTCCTTCAACAACCGCTGTACCTTTTAATCCGGCCTGTACCCAAAGACCATTTTTCTTAACATCTTTTAAGGAGTCGTTGACAAAGAACCCACCTTCTTTTTCTGAGATGTTTTTAAGTTTACTCCACAGCTCTTCAACCGAAAGTGTTCCTTCTTGTTCTGAAATTATTTTTCTTATATGTTTATTAGCAGGGTGTTTAAATGCTAAATCTTTTAGGTGGTCTCCTGACCTGCCTCCGCTTGGTTCTTTAAACACAACCTTTCGCTTAGGGTCGGCTGTATTTCCCCACGCTTTATTAATTCTGTTGTAAGCTTGAGTTAGTACCGGTTTAGGTGTAGATATTTTTTTACCTTCTGGAGTGGTAAACTTGGTAGCCTTGGCTCCCTTTACAAAATTATCTAAAGTATCAGCAGCATACCCTTGCACATTAGCAAAATCTTCTATCTCTAACAGAGGATTTCCTAGCTCGCCTTTCCTATCGGATTGTTCAATGATGTGCCTGTTATAGACAACCTGTGCAACTGCTTTGTCCAAGTCTCTATCTGAAGGATTGCCCTTGTTTTTAAACAGAAGTTCATTAACAGCCTCTTGTCCTTTACGACTAACGCCCGTCTCTTTATACAAAGCTCTGGAGTAAGGGTTAAGGAGACTGTCAATGGCAGCGGCTGCTCCTCCCCTACCCCATTTCATAAGTCCTGTAACTTTTTTGCCAGCCAGTGCTACATTTTTATCTGTAGTTTTTTCTCCTTTAAACTTTAGAGCTATCTCGCCTAGAGTTTTTTCTAGTTTCGTAGGATCAACATCAGGCTTATCATTACCATAGAAGTTATCAATGTAATTTTTAACACCAGCAGCCCATGCTCCTTTGTTAGCCTTGGCTCCTTCTTTAATTAAACCTCCTCCTGCACCTACTGTCGCTACGTTGAACACGTTAGCTAGGTTCTCAGCAGTACGTGGGTTAGCTTCAGAGAAGTCAAGCACCAGCTCTGTCGCTGCTTGAGCAGGAGCTGTTGACATCACCGCTTCGCCCACTGCTTCCGCTGCTTTACCTATGCCTAAAGCATCAGGAGTCAAAGCAGCCATGCCTTCGCCTACAATATCCCCCGCCATACCAGCGGCTTGACCTAATCCTGACAGGGCCACCTCGCCTACATTAGCAGGTACAATCCTTTCTTCAGGAGGCAGTGTAGCGTTGAGTCTAGCCAATGCTTCAGGCGTCTTGAACCTCGCAGGTATACGCGGGTCATTCATAAGCGCCTGTCTTTTAGCTACGTCCTCAACATTCTGTTGTCGCTTTTTAAAACTGCTTGCTAGGTTCTTGATAAACCCTTGACTTCTCGCTTGCTCATTAACAGCCATTAGTCTCTCCCTAGTAGTTCATCTCTACGCTTCTTTTCTTGACGCTCGTTGTACTTCTCAGCACCTCCACCCAGCCAGTTGTAAACAAGCTTACCAAACAAAGGAATAGCGTTAAGTGTAGACGCTATTTTTGGATCATCTTTAGGGAGTTCTGTGCCTAATGTAAGTACAGCATCTACTATAGGAGTAGCCGGTGCTACATAAGCAATCGTACCTTCTACTATTTTTCCTTGTTTTAGATACTTGTTATACATGTACTCGTTCATACCGAAGTTTCCTAGCAGCGCCCATAATGCCTTGTCAGGTATGTCTTCAGGGTTTACTTCACGACCCATCATTAAGTCTTTGACAACACCTGTAGCTACGTTAGCTGTTGTAATATAACCAGCAAGAACTGCAGCATTTTTAACTGCCTCTACTTTATTTCCTTTGTTCCACTGCTGTACTACTTTTTTACGTACAAGATCAATCTGCTTTAAAGTGAAAGACTTAAGCATGTAAAGCAGTCTGCCGCCTTTCATGTTAGCGTAGGCTTCAGGCATCTCCAGCATAGTAACAGGCTGTACATCTGACAGTTCGTTAAAAGCATAGAACTTAACATTGTCAGTAATATCTCCTGCTTTTAGATCAGCAATCAACGCTTCTGTATCATCACCGTATGTCTTTCCTATTTGTTTACGGAATGCTGCTTCTCCTTTAGGAGACTTAACCATCTGTTGAGCCTTCTTAAAGGAAGCGTTAATTAAAGTCTCTTTACCTAGCCTGTCCATAAACTTAAAGCCAGCAGCACCCATTAGTTTATCCAAAGCTCTTGCAGATAAACGCGGATCGCCAACGGAAAGTTCTTTAGTAATTACTTCATCTAAACCGACGTCAATTATCTTTAAATCTTTTGTTCCAAACATTGAACTGATTGTATTTCTAAAACCTTTCAAAGCAGAAGCAATACCAGCGTCAGCCAGCTGAGTAACAGAGGATACAGGATTAGCAATAGTGCCCATGTATCCTAGGTCTTTAACAGTAGAAGACACAGCGCCTGCCGTTTGCTCTCCTCCTACAAAACGAGATGACAATAGTTCTTTAAGCTCTAGTTCTCTTTCTGGAACTATGTCTCCATCTTTCATAGCTCTGTCAACTAACTCGCCAATAGAACTTGACGTACTAAACTTACCCTCTACATCTTTGTCTGCTTTAAAACGACCAAAGAACTTTCTTTTCTCAATGTCATGTATAGAATTACGCAAGTACATAGACAAGGCTTCTTCAGGAGAGGCATAGTACTGTAGCTGGTCTTCAGTAACTTCATCTAGTTTACGTTGTTTAGCAAAACGTAACTTACTGCCATCAACAGTTTGTCGATAACCACGCATAGCTAAATCAATAATTTCACTACGCTCTTGGTTGGACAGATTAGATACCTCTGTCTTTTTCTTACGAGCGTAGGCTTCTAGCTGTTCTCTTATGTAGCCTTGCTTTTCTTTACCCAATGAAACAGACAGTCCGTCATAGTCTGTCACAGGGCGCGGGAAATAGTTATCTACTTTAGCAAAGGTATGGCCAGCAGCTTGTAGCTCTTCGCCTAAGTCGTTTAATAAGGGAACAACTACGTTGTCAAACTCTTTTGACATTGTGTCTGACATTAAGTTCTTAGCTGCCTTAAAGTCACCATTGTATAAATACTTAGCTATGTTCTTTTTGGTGTCAGCAGCCAGCCCTTTCATCTCGCGCAGGAAAGGTTCAGCAGCTTTAGATGCTTGAGAAGTTTTAGTGTGCGTGTCAAACTCAAACCTACGCATGCCTCCTAATATAGTCTCACTAATGTTTCCTATTCTCGTTGACATAGAGCCTAAGATTTTATCTAACTTAGGACTATACAAACGAGATACTGCACTGTCTCTAGTAATGGACTCTTCTACTGCTTGCTCTGCACGAGAAGCTTTGTTAGGTATCTTTATCTTTTTACCAGTACGTGTAGCGGCTGCTTCTAAGGCTTGAGGGTTTATACCTGCGTTAGCCCAAGCATCTCTGATTCCTTCAATAGTGCCGCCTGAATTAAAGTGTTCATCAACTACAGCCTGTGCCTTGTTCTGTAGTTTTGTAGCTCCACGATCAGCTACTTTACCGCCTACTACATTAATTACTTTACCTGTAGCAGGAGCCAATACAGCACCAGCGGCTGTACTTAAAGCTGCTTTTGTCCAGTCAACATCACCCTCAAGTGCAAGGTCTTGTGCAACACTAGAGCTTCCCCCTACTGCTGCTCCTATACCTGCCATACCTAAGTAACTGCTACCGGCAGGAAGTAAAGTAGTGGGGTCTGCAAGCTGGCCTAGTACATTACCCGCTGTCCTATAAGCAGAGTCTGGGTTAGGTTCAAAGTACTGACTATACTCTTCTTCAAGGTCTCGTTCCTTTTTAGCAAGGATCATTTCCCTACGCTGCTCAGGAGGAGCTTGTGAAAAGCCTTCGCCATATAGTTCGTCAGGAGAACTGTAGCTTGCCATCGTGGACGGAAGAGCAACTAAGTCTCTAAAGTTATTAACAGTAAAGTCAAAGCTTAGTTCACCAATAGGGATACGAGACTCCAAGAAAACACCTAAGCTTTCCGTTAGTCCAAAGCCTTCAGGCTCGTCAAACCCATACTGAAGTTGCATCCAAGCATCATCACGGCTAGCAGGTATCAGTGCTTTGTTTACAATCCTATCACCTACCTGAGCGTCTAGCTCACGCAGACGGGGAGAAACAGCTAAGTCCTCCGCTGTTATACGTTGTCCTAGCTCTACGCTATCTTCCTTAGTAGAGAACACACGTTTAACTTTGCCATCAATCAAACGATCACCGGGCTTGACACCGTGCCTACGTAAAGTTTCAGAGTTTAAGATGTCTTCACGGGTAATTATGTCACCCTCTTGTTTGACAACTTTTTCTTCTTTTCTTTCTCGTACTTTATCAACAGGTTTTGGAGCTTCACCGGGCTGCTCTTGAACACGCTCACGTTGAGCCTGTAGCTCTTCTCGCCTACCATTAGAAGCAGACGCAGGCAAAGCCTCTGGAGTCTTAGGCATTAAACCTTCTAAGTACCGTACAACTTCAGGGTCATCTTTTGATGCAGTTATTGCCGAACTGTAATCTTGAGGTAAAAGTATACCACCTTCTACAGCTTTCTTAACAGTATCCAACAAGCTATCTTGCAAGTTTATAGCCAAGATTACTCTCCTATAACGAGGTTAACCGTATCTGCGTAAGGGTCTTTAGGGGCAGCATTAGCGGCAGCAGCAACAGCCGCAGGGCCACCTTCAGGTAACGCAGCTACGCCGCCGATAGTAGGTGTAACAGGAGCAGCTCCCGATGCTTCCATCATGGCTTGCTCTAGGGCAGCAGGACGACCACCTTTAGTCGGTTTGGTAGCAAAGATTTGTTCAGCTCTTGCAAACAGTTGATTAAGTTTTGTAGAGTCTTCATTAATTCCATAGATTCTACCGGGAACCGCAACACCTGAAGCTACTTTCTGTTCGTCAGTAAGCTGTCCCCACCTGTCTAAATACTCATCTTCTTTTGCGTTAGTCATAACATAGCTTTTAGGCTCTACAACACTTTTCTTACGGAACAACACTTCAGCAGCTTTACTAGGATCACCACCTGCTTTCAAAAACTCTTCTATCTCTGTGTTGCCTTGCGCCCTAGCAATACGGATTAAAGAATCTCTTGTGTTTTTTTCTTGACTTAACTGTTGTAAAGCAGCAGCAGTTTTAGCTGCGCCGCTTAAGTCACCAGTAGCCTGTTGTAACCTTGCTAGTTTACTTAAGTCTTCTGGATTATTTAAGTTTAAATTAAGCATAGCCATTTGTAATTGTTCAGCGGGTGTTCTCGTGTCTTTACCCAACAAACCTCGCACACCACGCTGTAAACCTTCGGCACGTTGTGCGCCAAAGGCTAACCGTTGTTGTGATGCGTTACCGCCCATTCCCATAGGATCAGGACGACTGCTAGGCATACCCGTAAGGAGTCCTGCAATATCTGTTCTAGCCATAATTTAAAACCTCAACCAAGATGGTAATTTTTCTTCTAACCAATCAATACCGCCGCTTAACAGACCGCCTTCGTTTGTTAAAAGACCGCCGTCAGGATTAAGTATTTTATTAAGTATTTGTTCCTGTATTGTAGCTTGTTGACCAAACAAAGAACCGAGGATTGCTTCGCCCTGCTGTAGCTGTAAACGATTAGCTAAGTCTTCAGCTTGCAGTCTTGCTTCCAAACCACCTAGTCCCATCTGTGTAGATAACTCAGTACCAGTCCTACGCCCAACATCAGCAAAGCCAGCAGGTACTTGACTAGCTGTTAACATAGACAAGGCTTGTTGCTGTGGTTGATAGCCTGCTGCCTGTAACATGCCACCCAACTGACCAGCCTGAAGCATCTCTGCTTGTGATTGCTGGCGCGCACCTAAGTTAGCGCGAGCCATAGCTTCCTGACGAGCAGTCTCTTGTGCCAGTAGCTCAGGAGAAGAACCGCCATAAGCAGCAGAGCCTAACCCTAAGCGCCCTTGTGACAGCATACGCTCTTCCAGTGCTAGTCGTTGACGTTCCTCTTCAGGACGCTGTATGGCTCTCATTTGCTCGTATAGCTGCGCTTGTGCTGCGGCAGGGTCTGCACCTACTTGACCAAACAAACCACCTGCTTGCTGTTGTAGCTGCGCCTGTAGGGCTTGTTGCTCTGGTGACAGGTCTATAGCAAACCCACCAGTAGGGTCTGTAGCAATGTTAGCTAGACCGCTAGTAACAGTGTACGGTTTAAACTCTGTACCTGCTCTGGCTTCTTGAGCTAACGCTTGTGCGCCTGCTTGAGCCTCACGACCTAGCTGTTGTGCGCCTCTAATGTTTTCTTGACCTAAGTAATACTGACCGCCTGTACGCAGTAAGCCACCTAAGTCAAAACCAGAACCACTTGCTGTTGCTGTGGGCGTGATAGAAAGATTCCCGCTAGGGTCTATAGTAGGAGTAGCTGTATCAGCTATATAGTTTCCTTGTGCATCGTAAGGCATTAGTAAGACCCTCCAGTAATTGTACCAGCCGTTAACGTACCTGATACATCTAAGGTTACAGCGGTAGTTGTTCCAGTTAGCGCAGCATTAGCTGAGTCAGCCTTTGTAGCACTCGCTATCTGTATGTTGTTAAACTCAGTGTCGATCTCTGTACCTCTCACAATCTTCGCAGCATTGCCTGAAGGGAGAGAATCCTTTGTAGCAAAGTTAGTTGTCTTAGTGTAATTAGACATTTAGATAAGTCTCCCTAGTAGAGCGTGTATGTCGATTTTTTGAATAGAGAATGGAGCGCCGTTGACCTCTGCTTCTAAGCCAATGGTTACTACCTCACCACTGCCGCTGGTGTTAACCCTTGGTGTGTTGATAAGGATAGAAGAGGTGTACTCGCCTGTGGTGTTGTACTCTGCTATACCATACTCAGCAATGTTAGACTCACCAAATGTAAAGGCTTGCTTTGTATAGTTAGCTGTGTAGTCATAACCCCAGTTTAAAGTAGTAGGCGTGTTCTGCCCACCAATGATAGTCAGGTTAAACTTCTTCAGGAACTTCAGATTAGATGTGTTGCCAAAGTCCATAGGATTACTGAAGTAGCGCATCTCGTACTTGTTAGCACCGTCTATGTAGCCTGTGTACTTAACAATGCCTGAAGAGATGCCTATGTATATATCACCACCTTCTAGTACAGCAAAGGATAGAGGGTACAAACCAGACCATGTAGTAGCTCTGTGTGACCCATCCTCTAGCTGCCTACGCATGTCAAAGCAGTAGACAATATTGCTGTCAGGTAGTGTTAACAGGTAGAAGGCTTCTTCAGAGCTGTACAGTGACTTGATAGCATTAGTCTGTAAAGGGATCAAAGACACCAAATCAGTGCGTACATTCTTGCTTATATCGTTTATAGGCATGGACTTTTCTTGTATAGTCCTGCCAAAGCTACGTACACCTGTTTCAGACAAGAACAATATATCCGTACCTGTATGTTGTACTGAGTCACGAGCTATGCAACCAACGCCTTCTATGGTGTCTGTAAGCGTCATAGAGGCAGGAGAGGAGGCTCCTGAGTACACCAGTATAGACTTCTTACCAAAGATGATTAGGAAGCCATTGTGGGCCGCTAGAGCCGTTATCTCGTCAAAGCCTGTAGGCCATACAGTAGTCACGTCTAACGAGCCTGACGTACCACCTGTCCAATGATGCCCATTAAGTGTGTCAGACCAGTAGACAGTGTGCTTGTTACCTGTAATGTCTGCTGCCCAGAGACGACCGTATGCTGCTAAGACTTCATTAGCCTCCGGGGGTGTGCCTGTTGCGTGACCGTGTGCTGAGTGTTCTTCCAGTACAAAAGAACCACCGTGATCTGTACCTAGCACGTACTCGTGATCTCTTTGGAATAAGTAGACATGGTCGTTTAAAGTAACGGCTTTCCAGTTATTAGCTGTAGGCGTGTACCCAGTAGGCGTAGCGTCTGTTAACGTGGTAGTGCCTGTAAAGATTTTATTGTTACCTGCTGACAGTATAACCTTATCACCAGAGTTATCAATAAACTCGTATACAGTCTCTATGCCACGGCTAGTGCCTAGTACAGAAGAGCCGTTAGTAGAAACCTCTACCCAGCCCTTACGCGCACCAATACGGCCTAGCTGATCAATAACACAGTTGTCTGCAACAGAAGCAAACGAAGGATCAATCCCTATGGGGGAGTCCTGTGTGTTTAGACCAGCAAAGCCGGGGGCGGCTACTGTTATGTTCTGTAGTTGTTGTGCCATTAAGAATACCAGATAGTTTCTTCAGGATGTTGTGACGCATCAATAGCAATAGCATCAGACAATGTTCTGTCAGCCAGAGCAAACAACTCTGCTGCGCTTGTGCCACCAGTCTCTCCACGCTCTCTAGCACCCAGTGCTGTAGCTACCTGAACAACAGGTGATGAAGGTACTGCTAGAGTCTCTGTATCTTCTGTGAAGTCTGCTGTACGCAGCACCACGTTAAATCGTAGCTGATACACACCGTCAGGCTTAGGATACACATCGACAGCGTTGTCACCAGCAGCGTTAACACCGTTGAAGCTGTAGAACTGTGGAGAGCCTAGAGGTGGTGTCTCAATCAAGAAAGCGTTATCCATCCAGCGAGAAGGACGGTACTGCATGAAGAAGTCTGAAGTGTCGTTAATAACGTCCAACAGCTTCATCCTGTTCTGTGATCCAGTCAACACATAGTTAAAGGTTGTATCGTCTGTGGTTACAGTTAGTGTAGTACGTAGAGCAGTCCAGTCGTAGGAGTCTTCTACGGTACGTTTAGCATCGTTGACAAACTCTCCAATAAGTTTGGAGTAGCTGTTTTGAGAAACTGTAGATACTTCGTCCTCTCTGAGTCTACGCAATACGCTGTTGACTAATTGTAAGTATGTCATTATTATCTATACCTTTGTAGTAAAGTGCTATTAGTCAGCATGCCCGGAGGTCTAGTGCGTAACTGTGGTACTTGTTGTAAAGTTTGTTGTATTGAAGGCACAGGAACAAAAGTAAAAGGATTAAGAAGTTCTTGTGTAGCTCCTATTTGTGTTTCTAATTGTAACAAATCACCAAAGAGAGAGTCCGTAGTGCGTGTAGCGTTACCAGCTCCTACGCCTGTGCCTGTGCCGCTGCCTGATCCTCTTCCAGAACCATCTCCGTCACCATCACCATCTCCGTCACCAGTTCCAGTGCCATCACCATCTCCGTCACCATCTCCGTCTCCGTCACCAGTACCAGTACCACCACCCTCGCTAGGAGGAGGAGAAGGCGTTGGTGTAGGTGTAGGCTCCGGAGAAGGCGTTGGTGTAGGTGTAGGTACTGGAGTAGGTACTGGAGTAGGTACTGGAGTAGGTACTGGAGTAGGTACTGGAGTAGGTACTGGAGTAGGTACTGGAGTAGGTACTACAGGAGGCGTAGGTACAGGCGTAGGCTCTACGGGAGGTACTGGATCTACCGGA